CTATAGTGGCTGAGTCGAGGGCTGTTCTGGCCAATTTAACTATAGAGCTATAATTGTCTTTGGTTCTACTAAATATTCCGGGATCTGGGGCATTCGGTATACTTGCTACAACAAATCCTGCTCTTATTTCCTCGAAGAACACATTCAAAATTTCTGGTCGTTCTTCCATCATAGCATCATAAAAATCTACACCGTAAAAATCAAGCAGGATCGCTACTTTCTTCAGCGTAGAAGCGACTGAAACACCATAATGGAATCGCCACATATTTTCGAGAGCTAGAATTTTCATTCCAGGCACTCCATCTGATTTCATGGGCAATTCACATATGAGTTCTTCCGCTACCTTGAGTGATTCTGGAGAAGGGCGGTAACACTCCAGTCCTTGAGAGAGACGATGAGTAGGTCTCAAAGTATCGCGTATGTCCCCCTGGGGTACAGGGATCATACTGATATCTGCTTTTTCTTGCAAGTTATCAATTCTTTGTTGTTTCTTCAATCTCTCGTCAATGAGGTTATGAGTCTCGTTAAATTGCATTTTCAAAACTTGATAGTACAAATGCTTTTTATCGACCTCTTGTAAAATTCTCTGTTTAAGGACATCGTAAGTCATGGGGGCTGACAAACGATTCCCGGTAACATCGACTTCTACATATTCTGCGAAGTGAGGGTCTATTGTAGTGGTCTCTTTCCCGTTAATGGTAACAGTATCAAGCAACTGGTCATCAAAAACTCCATCTTTTGCATATTTTGCCAGGGGCAATATCTCTACAAAGAATGAAATCCGACGTGTAACTGCATCAGGTGCTATAATACTAACGGGATATAATTTATGGGCATTTGTGGTTGCTATAACCACCTTCGAATTAAAGTAATGCTTTCCTTTCGAAAGTACATTTGCCATATTCAAAGGATAGGGGGCTGTATTAACCATGTGAATGATGTCCAAATAATCAGAGGTTTCTCCTTGAGCGACGTCTGTCTTTTGAAACAGATCGTCTATCATGGTCACCGTGTGTTCATTCGTATATCCTTCCCAAAATTTTTCTCCACATCTACGAGAGTATACATTTAGGGATGCATTATCTCTCATATTTGCTTTAGCAACATCATCAGCTAGAGCATAGGAAAGCTCATTGGCCAACAAGTTACTAATAATGGTCTTTTTAGTTCCAGGTTTACCAGTGAATATAACCAAAACTGGTTCTTGTCTTATATTCGATTTAAGGGAGCCTGTCTCCACAGTAAAATCACACATCTTTTGGTATCGGGATCGCATGTTGTATAATTCTACACATAAATTACTGGTTTCAGTTGTTCGGGGCATAGTCCGCAAAGTATCATCAACTAGGGCAATGATTGTTACTAAACGGGTGTGGTTTTCAGTGTTGTTGATGAACTTATTACTTCTAATTAGAGCTTCAATTTCTTCTGATTTTTGTAGAATAGTTTCCACATACGCATTGCCATGAGCAAATAAGCGAACATGAGTATCTTCTCCAAGCAAAGTTTTTCTAACCCAATTTACTGCTGCTTCCGCGGCGCGGATAACAAGGGACAGTATAGAGTCAAAAGTTGAGGTAACTTTACCTAGGTTCCCGAAATTCTTGAAAAGTTCGGTTGGTATGGGTCTGCCACTGGTGAACGTGGTCCAAGACGCTAAAATAGCTGCAATTGCCGTGGAGCAATCATGTAGTATGTTAGCTTGAGGAACTGTCTCATCACTGGGTCTGATGAGAGTCTGTAATTTTGAAATTAAATCATAACCATGATAATAAGTCAAATAGGCACAAGCTGTTAATCCTAAGATCAACATATTGGTATTTGATGTATCATTATAATAATTAGATAAACCGTAAATTGACAGGAGCACGGCTAAAAGATCTAGAGTAAGTGAAATACCTGCTGATGTTGCCATCAACGTGCTTTCTATCTTATCTTTACTTATAACCATATGGTTGAATTGGGTCATGAGGGTTTTTACTTTTTCTTTATCAAGTATATCGGAACTGTTTACGTTCTCCAACAACTTGTTAAATTCAGTGACGTTCAAAGAATCCATCACCTTAGTAAAGGAGTCTGCTGCATCTCCTATACTAACCTGAGTCTCATCATCAAGCATTCTAAACATATTCATCTGCGGTAACGCTTTGAATTCTTCTGTTAAATTGCGAGTATTTTGAGCCTTCTTTCGATCAATCCGAGCAGCTCGGTATAAATCTTCTCGTTTTC